ATCTCAAACATTATGCCCACATTTTTCTGTTTATTGTGTTTCATTATTAGCCCCAAATTATAAAAATGATATAGTTTACTAAAATAAATATAAAAAAAGATTTCTAAAGGTTACTTACGATACCTTTTAGTGTAGAATTGTCTAATTTTTCTTCGTTTTTATCCTCTTTCAACGACTCTAACATATTATTTGACTCAGTATTAAACTTCATAATGTCTGAAATAGTTTTATCCAATATGTCTGGTCTTTGTTTCTTCTGTTTACCCCTACTAGTTATACCTGTTTCATTGTAGGTGTAATCTTTTGGATAGCCAGGCAATTCTCTTGTTCCTGTTGGGTCGTAAGGCATCATGTCCTTAGCAATCTCTCTTGATTTATTTCTCTTCTGAACTTTTGTTTCATTACTACTATTGTCATCGTCTTCGTTACTAGCTGGTGGTGCTGGTGGTTGACCTTCTTCTCCTCCACCCACTGCACTTTCACCTTGTTCAAGTTGGTCAACAATAAACTTCTCTGATGCCTCTCTTTGTCTATCAACCTTTATGTTAGCAATCTCACTATCAGAAAGTTTTAGTATGGACTTCTGGACATACTCATTAGAAATCAATTCTGAATCGGCAATGTCTCTTGCTGCACCAAATCTTTTATCCATCAAATCAAGTTGCATCATNTCTGTAACTGTAGATGGGTTGGTTAATTTCAAATCAAAGTTATAGATAGATGCTTCATCATATCCTCTTAGATACAAGTGTATCAAACTTATCTTAGCTANTTCACTAATAATAATTTTTTGTATTCTCTGTATTGTCCGAGCAAACTTAATGTCTTCTTGTGCTAGTGTTGACTTACCACTCAAGTCTTCTTCAGCTGTAAGGTATGACTTTGGCACACCCAATGAAATAAACAGTTTGTTTTGTAGATACTGAATGTCTTCAATAGCAGCGGCATTCTCACCGCCAGGCAATGTTTCAATTCTGCTTCCTCTATCACCACGGACGGGAATGAAAAAGTCTTCAAGTATTGATTCGGGATTATATCGTAAGTCAACTTGGCCGTTTGTTTGATTTACATTAGGCAATCTTTTCAGTTTATCTCTTGCCTGTTGCATATAGTTTTCAACATCTTTGGGGGGAATGTTTCCTACATCAACATAAAACACTCTACGTTCTGGTGCTCTACTAATTCTATAAATCAACATGGCATCTTCAGCCATCAATAGCTGTTTCCAAACTTTACGTGATGAATCTAATACTGANCGACCATAAGGCAAGAATCTNTCATCACCAAGTATTCTTAGGTGTGATACTTGATANTTTTCAAATACAGTATTACCTTGTGTTAGCCACTTGAAACGTAAACTATTTGGGTCGTTGTTATAACCTTCTTCTCTTTCTATCTCACCAACTGGTAGAGCGATACATCCAAGAACACCTTCTTTATTTACAATGTCTAGTAGGTTGAAGTGGTCACCATACTTACACATATTTCTTATCCAAGTCCACAGGTGGAAATCAATGTCCATCCTCTGGTAAAACAATTCTTCTAACTCTGCTACTATCTTGTCATCGTCTGAAACTATTTCTACACTCTTACCATTTTCAGAATAGGTTGTACTATCATCGGCATAAATGTCCAACGCTCTTGTAATCTCTGGATAGTGGTCCATCTCTTCATAATCTCTTATTCTGTCAAGACGATCAGCGCCACCTACTAGTCCTTCACCATAAAGACTTTGAGATGCCTTTTGAAAACTATCAAAGGCTCTTTTCTGAGCGTTATTGCCAGGTCTTTCTGTTGGGACTTTATACTGTGCAGAACCACCACGTAGTAATCTTCTCAGTATGTCAAACCTATCTGCCATTGTTCACTATCCTTGTTGTGAGAAAAATAAAACTATACCTAATACTACAGGAACTAAACCTGCAAGACCACCCCAAATACTTGCTTTAACTTTTAGAGTGGCTATTTCTACTTGAATGTTTGTCAGCTTATCTTCTATTGCTTTAAAATCAGTATCATGTGCATCTAACTTATTGATAACCATTTTTTGATACTGTTCCCAACCATTTAGATCAGCCATCTCATACTCTCTTTCTGACCGTTGCCGACATCAAATGTAAAATCACTGTCATTGCTATTGTTTTGGTTTCCATAAACACCATACTCAAAAGGTGTGTTATTAAAATTAAGACCCGACAACATTTCTTTTGTTACCTCTTCATTCTGAGAGTTGAATTTCAAAGTTGTATTTCTTACATACATTCCCATTGATAGAGACATAACTAAATCATCGTTGTAGCTTGACAATGCTTCGGGCTTTCCATTATGGAACACAAAAGTCTCTAATTCGGCAATAGTTCTTTTTGAATGTAAAGTAAAATCGTGTGTTCTTAAATCTTCTTCCATACGTGCGATACATGCTGGTCTACTCTTCATACTCATAGTGAAGCCAGGCACTGCATTTTTTGGCACATTGTAAATATCATACTGTAATTGATTAGCGTTACTTTCNTGTATTTTTGTTAGGTCTTTTACTGTCCAATACATATTNTTGTATTCCATCTCTAANATTTTCATAACAACATGATGACCCATAGAAGCATTTTCAATTACGATATAGGCGTTGTTGTATTGAACAGCAGTGTTATGTATAAGATGGGAATAAGCATCTGTATTTACTTTACCTTTATATTCAGCAACCTGTTCATAGTTTTCTATGTCTATAACATGAAAGGCAGAATAATCTTTTCCATCACCACGAGCAACATCAGCAGAAATGAGATATTCTTTTGTGTAGTCGGGNTACTTCCAAATCCANAAACCTTTATCAACCCAAGTCTTTTCTTCAGGCTCTCTTACAAACGGCCTGTAACCATCGTCAGCGGGTTCTTCTTCGGTGGGGTGTTCTTCATACCATTGTAATGCTTTCACGCTCACAACATTGTTACCCGATTGTAGAAAGTCACAATCGTGCTCTTGTGCAAATGCCTGTTCACCTATTTTTCTTTTTTCTAATCTGCCCCACTCAGCATCTCTATCGGGGTGAAGACTCCACGGCAGTCTTATTGGATTGAATGAGATTGTAGCATTACCAACTTTTTCTGTTGTCCCTGCCTCTGCCTCAATGTATGTTTTGTGAAACCAATTACCAATACCATTTGGTGATGACAACACAATACAATCACCACCAGTAGATAGTGTAGGTTGAGCAGCAACCCAAATTGTATCCATACCTTTGATAAAAGCTGCCTCGTCAATAATCAATAAACTAAGTGCCTCTGAACGAGCAGCATCTTTTGAGTTTGAGCCTGTAGCACCAGCTTTTATTTTACTACCGTTTTCTAATTCAATACTTTGTCTGTTGTCAACTAGTAAATTACTTTTTAGAAAGTCTGGCACTTCTTCTAAGAACACTCTTACTTTATCAACTAGGTTTGTTGCAGTGTCCCTCTTTGTGGCGAGGATAAATATTTCTTTATCCTTGAAGAAGTTAGCCATCCATGCGGCATAGGCAGCACACAAAGTACTAATACCTAATTGTCTGGCTTTCAGAATGACGTTGTATGATTTGTCTAAAAATTCGTTGAGTGTGTCTTCTTGGAAGTCGTATAGTTCAAATGGCATCAACCCTTTCTTTGGGTGTCTTACTCTGCCATAAGTTTTGAAAAAGTAAATAGGATCTTTCCTACACTTAATGTATTCTTTCAGTTCTTCTTCTGTCATTCTATTTCACTATGAAAAAGTTCTTGGTGAGAAGTTTCTGTTTATAACCGTTACACTTCTTATATTATCTAGTTTAAATCTTTTTATTCTATCGTTATTTCTTACAGCTAGTGTTACATCATATCCCCAAAAATACTTATCATCTATTTCATAGGGTTCTAAATTTCTAACAACTATATCGCCTCGTTCAGTTCGTCCAGTTGGTTTTGGTTTCTTGAACTCTTTGTCTTCCTTCTTGTATCGGATACGAACAATTTTTCTATTGACCACTCCCTCTTGGAGTAAACTTTTGTTTCTACTGCTTATAGGCATATTATTTGTTATCCATCTCTGAATCAAGGTCAGTTATAATGTTACTTCTTTTTTTATAGTCTTCTAAGTTTGTAACTCTTATACTAAGTTGTTCTGATTCTTTTATAATATATGCAACTACCCTATCATCTACATATTGATTTACGGTCATGTTCATCTGTCTTAGTGTATGAGCGTTTACGTGTTCATGCCACACATTCAAAATACCTACGCCTAAACCGATACCTTCTTGTGTAGTTAGGGGCATATATTAACTCCTATTATTTATGACCTTTTCTTTTTACCTGCACAATGAGCCTTCTGGCTAAATCCTTTTGGATTATTGCAATCAATACTTCTCTTGTACTTTTGACTCCAACCTTCATTTTTCTTCTTTGTTTTCTTTTTCATCGCATTGATGAAAGAACGATAAACACCAGCAGCTGACTTCTTACCCATCTCTCTTGCTCTTTGTTCCATTGCAACTGCTGCTTGTATTTTATGAGCGTGTGACTTACCACT